GCAGGTCCACAAGGTGGTTCAACTTTAAATGGTGACGCTCTTAAGCAAGAGGCACAGGCAGAACTAGATAAACTAGAAGAAGATCTAAAACTACAAGTTGCAGGTGGAATGGGTTACGGTTTCACAATCGGTTAAAAAGTTCTTGACATCCACTAAATCATAGTATATACTAATAAGACAACATTAGGAAATATTCGTATGATAATAGGCATTTGCGGATTAATTGGATCCGGAAAAGACACAGTAGCACAAACATTAATTGATAACCATAATTTTGTTAAAACATCTTTTGCAGATAGATTGAAAGATGCAGTAGCAGTGATGTTCAATTGGAACAGAGAACTACTAGATGGGAAAACTGATGAATCACGTGTTTGGCGTGAACAAAAGGATGAATTTTGGAGTGCTGAAACAGGACGCGAAATAACCCCAAGACTAGTTTTACAGGAATTTGGTACTGAATGTATGCGTAATGGTTTCTATGATGGTATATGGGTAAGTTTAACTAAACAACATTTACTACAAAACAAGAATAAAAACTTCGTAATTACAGATGTAAGGTTTCCAAATGAAGCGAAGATGATACTTGAAACAGGTGGTCAGGTATGGCGTGTAAAACGTGGATTAGATCCTATGTGGTTTAGAGTATATCAAGATATTGGTGTAGAACCTAAAGACGTTCATCCTAGTGAATGGGCATGGGCAAACACACACTTTGATGTTGTTATTGATAATAATGGTACACTAGAAGATCTTAAAAATCAGGTACAAGGTCGCCTTGTTTCCAACGTGACCCCACACGTTGCATAGTCCTTTGACAATTAGCACACACAGTTTTTAAATTACTAAAATGACAATCATTTAGGTTGCCATTTATATGGTACACATTAAATTGAACTTGTTCCCCTTTGAATCCACACTTGTCACAACTATCCTTTTGTCTATATCCGGCCTTATACCAATTAGGTATGCCATGACCTTTTCCATTATGCATACAGGTTTCACACTGCTTTCTATAATAAGTCTTGTTACCTTTCTTATAGTTTATAGCCGCCGGTCTTTGTTTACAATAATTACATAAGGGTCTGCTCATAATAGTATTTACCATACCTTTTTGCCCCCTTTTTCAGGCGATATTTACACTAGATTTTGGAACATTCGTATAAATACTAATAACGAAAGATCCAATAGGAGAACAAAAAATGGCAAATTTAGTATCACCAGGTGTACAGGTCAGTGTTATAGACGAATCGTTCTATACCCCGGCTGAACCAGGCACTACGCCGATGATTTTTGTTATCACTGCACAGGACAAACAAAACGGCAGTGGTACAGCAACAGCATCAGGCACAACAAAAGCAAAAGCGGGAACACCATACTTAATAACTTCACAAAGAGAGTTGACAGAGACTTTCGGTGATCCAACTTTTTATACAGATTCAAACAACAATCCAATTCATGGTGGAGAACTTAATGAATATGGATTACAAGCGGCATATTCTTATTTAGGTGTAGCCAACAGAGCATTCATTACTAGAGCAGATGTAAACACTGCTGAATTACAAGCGAGTGCAACAGCACCAGCGGCAAATCCTGCGGCAGGTACTTACTGGTTTGACACTAGCAATTCAAGATATGGTATATTTGAATGGAATGGTGCATCTGCTACAACAACAGGTGGACAATCTTTTACAAATAAAATTCCATATGTAATTACAGATAAAAATGAACAAGTAGGAAATGTAGTAACAGGTGATCCTAAAACATCTGTTGGAGCAATTGGTGATTATGCTCTTGTAACTACAACTACTGTTAATAAATTATACTACAAAAACTCCGATGGTGCGTGGGTAAAAGTTGGAACTAGTGCATGGGTAGGTAGCCATCCTGCTGTGACTGGATCTACAAGCAATCCAACTATAACAGGCTCAGCAACAATGGTGATTAACTCAACTACAATTACAGCAAGTGGTACTGCATTATCAGATGTCGTAAGTGACATTAACGGTGCTGGTATTGCCGGTGTAAGTGCAAAAGCAGTTAATGGTAGATTAGCAATTTTCTCAACAACAAACAACATTGTGATTGCTGAAGGTAACGGATTATTAGCAGAGGTAGGAATTACAGCAGGTACATATTACTTGCCTAAATTAGCAATAGCACCTCACACTAATGTTCCTGAATTTAAAGCAACAGATACAAATCCAAGACCAACTGGATCTATTTGGTTTAAAACTACACAAAGTAACTTAGGTGCAAATCTTAAAGTTAAAAACTTTAACGGAAACACAAACCTTTGGACAGATGTAGTTGCTCCGATTTATGCAAACAATATGTCGGCACTTAAAGCACTTGATTCAACAGGCGGTGGATTAAATCTAGCAGTTGGTACTTTATATGTACAATCAAACACAACTGAAGCAACGGCTATAGAAGCAGACTTTAAAATCTTTAGACGTAAAAACACAGGTTCAACAACAGTTACAAGTTCTATTGTAGGTGCAAGTGGTGTAGCGGCAGGTACATACGCATTTACAATTAGTGAATCAACTACAAATTCAGACACAATGACAAATCCAGTAACAGTAAGTATTCAACCTACTGGGGCGGCAACTGACTCAGAAATACTAGCGGCAGGAATCAATGGTGCTGGTTTAACAAATGTTAGTGCAAGTGTTGATTCAAGCAACAGAGTTGTTATTAGTCATAATGACGGTGGTGACATTAGATTTGTAGACACAAACGGTGTTTTAACATTATATGGTTATGCGGCATACGTAAGTGCATCAAGTGGTACAGCAAACTTATACTTTGTACCAGGCACATCTAGTACAACTAATCCTAAGCAGTTCTTAGCAAGTAACTGGCAGGTATTAACTTATACTGCAAGTGCAAATGCTCCAACTGCCTTAACAACAGACAATACTTTATGGTACAGTTCTGTTATTGATGAAGTAGACATTATGATACACAACGGAACAGACTTTGTTGGATATCAAAATTATCAATCAGGAAGTATTAATTACAATACAACTGATCCATTAGGTCCACAGGTTAGTGCAACAGCACCAACTACACAATCAGATGCTAGTGCGTTAGTAGAAGGAGACATTTGGATTTCAACTGCTGACTTAGAAAACTATCCTAAGATTTATGTGTGGAACGCAACTACTTTAAAATGGATATTAAAAGACAACACAGATCAAACTACAGAGAACGGTGTTTTATTTGCTGATGTAAGATACAATACAAGCGGTGCAACAAGTGGCACAGCAGGAACTATTGTTTCATTGCTAACAAGCAACTACATGGACACTGATGCTCCAGATCCAGCACTATATCCAAAAGGTATGTTGTTATGGAACACAAGAAGAAGTGGATTCAACGTTAAGAAATTTAGAAGAAACTACGTTGATACTACTGCAAACAACTTACGTGGTAGTGATGCAGGCAACAGTATGTCAGCATACTACGAACACAGATGGGTAACTGAAAGTGCAAATCAATCAGATGGTTCAGGATCATTTGGTAGAAAAGCACAAAGAAAAGTAATTGTACAACAATTACAAGCGATGGTAAACAGCAACCAAGAAATTAGAGATGATGAATCAAGAATCTTTAACTTACTTGCTTGTCCAGGTTATCCAGAACTAATTGGTGAGATGAAATCATTAAACAGTGATAGAGGCTTAACAGCATTTATCGTAGGTGACTCTCCATTCAGATTAACATCAGATGCAACAACTTTAAACAATTGGGGTAAAAATGTTAATTTGGCAACAGAGGACAATGATAAAGGACTTGTTACAAGTGATGAATACTTAGGTGTGTTTTATCCAAGTTTATTTACAAGCGACAACGCAGGTAATAATGTAACAGTTCCAGCATCACATGGTATCTTAAGAACCATTGCACTCAGCGATCAAGTATCTTATCCATGGTTTGCTCCAGCAGGAACAAGACGTGGTGGAATAACAAATGCAAGTGCTACAGGTTTTATTGACAGTGAAGGTGAATTTAAGTCAATCGCACTTAACGAAGGACAAAGAGACACACTTTACTCTAACAATGTAAACCCAATAACATTCTTAACTGGTGCAGGACTTGTTAACTTTGGTCAAAAGACTAGAGCCGCAAATGCTAGTTCACTAGATAGAATAAATGTAGCAAGACTTGTGATTTACTTAAGATCACAACTTAACAAGTTGGCGAAACCTTATATCTTTGAGCCAAACGATAAGATTACACGTGATGAGATCAAAGCACAGGTAGACTCACTAATGTTAGAGTTAGTAGGTCAAAGAGCACTGTATGATTTCTTAGTAGTGTGTGACGAAAGTAACAACACACCATCAAGAATAGACAGAAACGAACTATATGTAGACATAGCGATAGAACCAGTGAAAGCAATAGAATTTATTTACATTCCATTGAGACTTAAAAACACTGGAGAAATAGCGGGCCTATAATATGATAAATAAAAGTAATAGGAGCAAATAATGGCAATTTCAACACTCTCAAGATTAACAGTGCCTTTAGATAGCAACGCAAGTGCATCTACTCAAGGCTTGTTAATGCCTAAACTGCAATACCGCTTTAGGGTATCGCTAGAAAATTTTGGTGTAAGTGCCCCAACAACGGAACTTACAAAACAAGTAGTAGATGTTACAAGACCAAACGTATCCTTTGAGCAAATTACACTAGATGTTTACAACTCAAAAGTATATTTGGCAGGTAAACATACTTGGGAACCAATCACACTTAACTTACGTGAAGACGCATCAAACAATGTTCAAAAATCAGTTGGTGAGCAATTACAGAAACAATTTGATTTCTTTGAACAGTCTAGTGCAAGATCAGGAGCGGATTACAAATTCGTAACTAGAATTGAAATACTAGATGGTGGTAATGGTGAGCAAACACCTGATGTGCTTGAGACTTTTGAATTGTACGGTTGTTATCTTGAGAGTGCAAACTACAATACATTGGCTTATGCAACTTCAGACCCAGTATCAATTGCACTTACAATTAGATACGATAATGCAATCCAAACTCCAGAAAATACAGGAATTGGAACAGCAGTAGGTAGAGCAATTAACAGTTCTGCGGCAACTGGTGTAAGTTCAGGTACATAATAATAATTAAAATATTAGAGATTAAAGGCGCTAAGGCGCCTTTTTTCTTCTTAAAATCACCATCATTTTATTTGGATAAATATTAGTATGGCAAATAAGATAACTCCATTTCTAAATAATCTAGTACAAGGGGCATTGAACCCTAAAGGTAACCTTGGTGACTATCAACATGGTGCAAGATTATATGTTGATGATGCCTTTAGACTAGCACCAAAGGTAAAATTTCTTTATCACGTAACCTTTAATATAAATGCAGACGCAAGTTCTGTTATTCCACAACTAGCACAAAAACATAGAAATGAAATTAATATGCTGGTCAAGTCAGTTGACCTACCTAAGTATGATATTTCAACTGAGGTTAAGCATCAATACAATAGAAAACGTGTAGTACAAAAAAGATTAGACTATGCACCTATTAATATAACATTCCATGATGACAACTACGGTGTAACAACTGCAATGTGGGAAGCATATTATAGATACTATTACAGAGATGGAAACTACGGAACAACAGATGCCGCAGGTTCACCTGATACAA